ACGAGCACGTTGGTCGGATCTGGGACCGACACGGGCCCGTCCAGCCAGATCCCGATCACGAACAGCCCGAACTGTTCGGCGTGCAGCTCGCGCAGGTTCTCCACCGCGACCACCGACGCCGAGACAATCGCAAAGCGATACGCCGTCACGCGATAGCGCCCGCCGCGGCGCTTCCACACGATCGTTGGATCCACCTCGTCGACTTCGGTGCCGCGGACAAACTCTTCGCGATACAGCGCGCTCACCTGGTAGCCGGGCACGGTCAACGTGCCGTCCTCGAGCAGCGCATCGATCCGGGCCGCCGCCGCCGCCGCATCGCCACCGCTCGTCCGCAAGACCCGCGCTTCCACGAGCAGCAGCGCCTCCTCGAGGACGCGGCCCTGGCTGAAGACCCCGGTGTCGGTGGCCAGGATCTGCGAGACGATCGCGAACCGTTTCGCGGCGGGCGGGGCGACGTCCTCATAGACGTTGTCGGGCAGCAGCGCGAGCAGTTGGGGATCGCTCCCCAGCTTCGCGATCACGCCGTTGACGAGCGCCGAGGAATCAGGGCGCATCGCCACTCACCAGGAGGCCTTCGCGCTCGAGCATCGCTTTCAGCGCGCGATACATCTGCGTGCGCGCCCGGACCACGGCCGGGATGAACACGTGCCCCGGCGGCATCGCGCCGCGGTTCGCGCCGAGCCGTGTGTGCCGCGCTTGCGAGCCGCTTTCGAAGATCCACGCGATCGGCGACGTGTTGCGGACCTGATACCCGACGCCGTACGGCCCCGTCGCCTTCGTGACCGTCCGCAGTCGGCGCTTGAGATCCCCGGTGCGGCTCGGATAGCCGGCCGCGATCGCCGTCTGCGCGTCGTCCGCGGCGCCCTTGACGATGCCCTGGGCGTCACCGGCCAGCCGCTCGGGCAGCGTGCGCAGTGCGGTCATCAGGTCCTCCATCCCCGACCAGGTCACAGCCGCCATCAGGCCAGGACCTCCGTGCACGTGACTTCCAACACCCGATGGCGTTCCTCCAGGTCCTGCACATTCAGCACATTGAACACGCGCCCCTCGAGGAGCAGCCGGCTGTGCGTGGTGACGTCGGGGCGATACCGGCCGCGCACCAGATTCGCCGCCGTCGTGATCGTGGTCCCGGCGTCCGGCCGCTCGCCCTCGCGCCGCGGCGCCGCAGTCAGGCTGACAGCCCACGTCGGCGGATCGGCGTCGGTCCAGGTCTGCGTATAGCCGCCGTCGCCGTCGGGGCCCGTGGTCGTGGGCGTCTGCACGGTCACCCGGTGCCGGTACGCGCCCGCCGCGATCAGCCGATCCCGTTGGCCCGCGAGGAAGCCGGCCATCAGGCGATCACCGCGTCGTGATAGGCGCGCAACAATTCACGGACGGTCACCCCGAGCGATTCGTCGGCCGGGCGCGGCGGCCCGTCGGGGTCATCGCCGCGGTAGCGGTCGAGTTCGCCGCACTGCACCAGAATCGCGGCCACGACCACCGCCGGCACCGTTACGGGATCGGCGATCCAGCCGTCCACGAGCGCTTGGCACCGTGGCGTCACGCTGCACCAGTTGAGAATGTGGGCCTCGGCCTGGTCGACGAGCGCCTGCAGGTCCACGTCTTCATCCGTCGAGGTGATCCGCAAGCGGTCCTTCGCCTGCTGGAGCGTGACGAAGGTCGACACGGCTTACCGCCGCCTCGTATCGTCATAGACCTGTTGCCAGTCCTTGCCGGCGGGCCCTGGCGGGCCGCTGGGGCCGTCCTTGCCGTCCTTGCCATCCCGCCCCCGCTTGACCTTCAGCGTCCACGCCTTGCTGCCGTCGCCGGGCTTGGTCGTCGTCGTCGCCAGGCAGTGCCACTCGGAGCCCGCCCACGTCACGCTGTCGCCGGGCTCGTACGTCCGGCCCTCGGCCCAGACCCCGCGATACAGGTCGACCGCGAACCGCGCTGTCCCGATCTCCTTCACGCGATCACCGTGGGCGGCTGTGATCGTGAACGAGCGGTCATCGCGTTGCGTGACGGCGAGGTCCTCGACGCCGAGCCCATCGATCCCGTCCCGCCCGGGGGGGCCAGGCGGACCCGGCACCGGCGCGCGGGCTTCGAGGGTCGCGACCCGCTCACGCAAGACGGGGGTCTCGTTCGCGGCCGCCCCCCACTGCGTCACCTGGAGGTCGAGCGCGATCTGCCGCTCGCGGATCTCGGTGGTCGCCCGGGTGATCGCCTCCCGGATGACCGGCGCGATCCCCTCGACAATCGCGGCGAGTTCGGCCGCGGTCATGCGGCCTCGAGCGCCTGGGCGAGGAGATGGCGCGCCGTCGCCGCCACCTGGTCGGGTGGGATCTGGTCGGCCGCGGGCGTGGCCATCGGCGCGGGCGTCGGTTTCGCGAAGGGGTCCTGCGCGTCGCGCTGCGCCAGCGCCTTGAGGCTGAACATCTGTTGCTGCATGTAGGGCGTGTCGCCGCCCTCGACGGGCCCGAGGCCGAAGTACCGCGCCCGGGCTTCATCCGGCGACATCGCGCCCGACCCGATCGCGTCGGCGGCCGCTTTGGTCTTCGTCACCGAGTCCAGCCAGATCAGGTCGTCGATGTCGAATTCGGTGCCGTACGCCGTGCCGTCGATGCCGAGGCCCTCATCCAGGCAATTTTCAAAACTCGTGATCAACGACTGCAAACACTGCGAGTAGTACATTTGCAGCACGGCTTCGAGTTGCACGCCCCGCGGGGGTTCGGCCACGCCGACCATGTAGGGCGGCACGTGGAAACAGCTGCAGATATTCTCGGCCGTCCACTTCAGCTGATCGACCAGCTGCGCGTCGCTCGCGTTCATGCTCAGGCTGGTGAATTTCACGTCGGCCGTGATGACCGCGATCTTGCCGGCATTGCTGGGCCCGTTGAACGCGGCCCAATCGGTCTTCGCCTGGTCGAGCTGCTCTTTCGTCATCCCGGCCGGCACCGTGAGCACCCCGCTCGGCCGGCTGCCATTGGTGAAGAACGCGGCAGAGCTGCTTTGGATCGCCAGCCCCTGCATCGCGGCCGACGCGCACGCATAGATCGGCGACATGCCCACGAGCGGATGAAACAAACAGATCATCCGGTCGTGAATGATCTCGCTGGCCGGGATGAAGAACTTGTCCGCGGGCTGATCGGCCAGGGCCAGGCTGCCGGAGAGGTTGTCGTGTTGCAGTTGGTAGTAGACGCCGCCGTCGGGCGCGATAAACGGCAGCGTCCGCAGCGGGTCGAGCACGTACAGGGCGGTCACGACGCCGCGCGCATCGCGCTCTTTCAGCACGTACGCGTTGCCCCACATCAGCTTGGACGTGATCCACTGCTCGACGAACTTCGTGGTGGTTTGGTAGCGGTTCGGTTTGCGGAGGACCGGCGAAAACGCGGGCGAGGTGGCCTCTTCCCACACGTCGTCGTCGTTCTGTTCGACCAGGCGCAGACAGAGCTTGCCGATGTCCGAGGCGATCAGCGTGACGCACGCGAACACCGGGAAGTACTGCAGGACCTGGTCGCGGCGGCCTTCGACGTTGACCTGCCACGCGCCAGCGTACGGCTCGCGGACGACGAGCGGATACCAGCCGCCGGTGCTCGCCGCGCCCGGGCTGTACGGCGCGGTCAAGGTCTTCGCGCTCAGCTCGAGGCCGCGCCCGAACAGCTGCAGGCGGACGGACGCCATTCAGCGCACCCGGCGGGCCGCGGTGAACGTGAACGAGAGCGCGTTACTGAGCGGGCCCGTCCCGTTCCGCACCGTGACCGGCACCGTGTCCGGCCCCAGCCAGACCGCCATGTCGATCCCGGTTGTCACCTCCGTCGGTGACACCCGCGTGGTCGGTTCGTCGTGGCCGGCAAACGTGATGACGGAGGCGTCGGTAAAGCCGGTGCCCTGGACATGCAGCGTCAGCGACGGCGATCCAATCGTGACGGTGGCGGGCACGAGGGCCGTCAGCACGGGCGGGAGCGTCCCGGGGCCGGCGTCCGTCCAGCCCGCGATCGACACAAACCCGTTCCCGCGCAGCGTCTCGGCGAGCGCGCGATCGGTGACGGCGTACGTCTCGCCTTCGAGATGCACGTTATCGTTTTCCGTGTGGTAGACCCGTCCGGTCACGTCCACCGAGTCGGCCGCCATGTTCGGATCCTTTCGGGCGCGGGACGGCAAAGCCGGCTTGTTCGAGTGTCGCGACGAGCGACGCCTCGACGTCGATGACCTCGCCGCAGACGTGCCAGGTGCCGTCGAAAAACCCATCGCGGATCACGGCCATCGTGACCCGCGGCAGGCAGGGTGCGTCGTCCATGTCAGCCGGTGTACGTCGCGACGGTGTACTGCACGCACCCGGCGCGCGCTTTCTTCCAGTTGATGAACCGTTCCGCCCGGAGGCCGACCAGGTTGTTCTGCCAGAGCGACGTCAGGACCGTCGTCGCCAGGGCCGGATTGTCGGGCGCCGAATCCATCTGCACGGAGGCTTCTTGCGAGACGTCGATCGTGACGCCGCCGTCATCCGCGTAGAGGATGGCATCCGGCTGCACGAGCGCGACCGTCGTGCCCATCGACTGGCTCGGGATGACCTGCAGCCCGCCCATGATGGTGCCGCCGTTGAGACTCAGCGACGGAAAGAGCGGTTGCCCGAGAGCGTTCAGCGCGTTCGAGAGCGCGAGCGCATTCGTCGTCGACATCAGCAGCACGGCGCCGCCGAGCGGCACGTTCGCCGCCGACATCGCGTTCGCCAGCGCCTGAATGTCCGTGCGCGCGTTGGCCGGCGTGGGGCCCGCCGTCGTGATGGGTGTGACGCCATTCGTCACCGATCCCGGCGAGACGCCGGCGACGGGGGCTTTCGACGGATCGGTGAATTCCACGTCGAGGAACGCGGCAATCCCGTTGATCATGTCCTGCCGAATGACCGACTCGGCCGACGGCGTCGACGTGCGGGCGAGCTCGAGCGTGATGATGATGATCCCGGCGCACTTCGTGATCGTCAGCGAGATCGATCCGAGCTGCAGCTTGCCCACCGGCTTCGGGGCGCCCTGGCCCACCCACTGATAGGTCCCCCCGCCCGTCTGCGACGCGATCGTCACGTTGAACGGGACGCGCCGGAACCCGGGCACTTTCCCCAGGATGGTCGCCGGCCGCAGGAGTTCGAGAAACTCGCTGGTCAGCGGCATCAGCGGCGCCAACGGCCCCGCCCACGTCGCATCCGTCGTGGTGCCCGCGGCAACGGCCGCCTTGAACACCAGGCCGACTTGGGGTGTCGAGTCCTCCCACTGTTTGGCGAACTGCTCGGCTTGCATCAAGTTGCCCTTGCAGGCCGCGAGCGCCTGGACAAAGCGGACAAAGCCGGTGCCCATCGGGAGCTGGGATCGGACTTGAATGATGGGGATCCCGCTACGTTGCTGGCTCGCTTGCTCGGGGCTGACGGCCGTGATCGGGATCGCCTTCGCGAGGGTCGTCGTCTCGAGCGCGCGCAGGCGCACCAGATGCGCGTCGATGGCCTTGACCTCCGCGGCGAGGCCGTCGTACTCGTCGGTCTGGGCCTGGTCGAGCGTCGCCCCGGCGGCCGCGGATGTGTCCATGATGCCGGTCATCCGGGCGTGCTTCGCGGCGCGCGTGGTGTCGAAACTGGCAATCTGTTCGTTGATGGTCTTGTGTTCCATGACAGGCGCGCCCTTTGTGGCGCGCACGATGGGGAGCGGGTCCCTGTCGCGGGACGGATGGAGGCCAGACGCGGCCAGGTCGAGCGATTTGATGGTGTGAATCGTGGCGCCCGCGTTCGCCGGCACCGTC